AACCAGCGGCAAAGAAAGTTGCTGCGAAACCAGCGGCGAAAAAAGTTGCTGTTAAAAAACCAGCAGCGAAAAAGCCAGTTGCAAAAAAACCGGTTGCTAAAAAAGCCCCAGCAAAAAAAGGTGCTGTGAAAAAGCCGGTTGCTAAAAAAGCACCTGCAAAGAAAAAATAATAAATTTCCCCACCGTTTGGTGGGGTTTTTAATTGTATGAAAAATTTCAGTCGTATCGTTATTGGTGCGACTGAAAATTTTTATCGGATAATTCTGGTATAACGCCAGAACCCAGTTTGTTCGCATCACGCGGCGCGACACAATCGCATAACCGCTTGATTCGTATTTGGTGGACGTAATTCATTACGTCTTTTTTTTAATCAAAAAGGATTTTTTATGTCTGTTTCAATCGATAATGTTTTTATCAAACAATTCGAAGCCGACGTTCATTTGGCGTACCAGCAAATGGGCACCAAGTTGCGTGGCACGGTGCGCAGCAAATCTGGTGTTATCGGCGCATCAACAACATTTCAAAAGGTTGGTCGTGGCACGGCCGCAACAAAATCACGCCATGGTATTGTGCCAGTTATGAATCTGAATCACGAACCTGTCGAATGTGTATTACAGGATTACTATGCCGGCGATTGGGTCGACGCATTGGACGAACTGAAAACCAATATTGATGAACGTCGTGTTGTGGCCAGTGCCGGTGCATATGCATTGGGGCGCAAGACCGATGAATTGATTGTGAACGCAATGTCGGGCGCAACTGCATCAGTTGGTGATTATTCGGCTGGCCTGTCCAAAGATTTAATATTGTCCGCGGTCGAAGAATTAAACAAGAAAGATATCCCCGACGACGGTCGTCGTTTCGCGGTTGTTGGCGTGCACCAGTGGAAAGAATTGCTGGGCATTACTGAATTTGTGTCGGCGGACTATGTGGGCAATGACCTGCCACTGATATCGGGTGGTGCGTCCAAAAAATGGTTGGGTATTACATGGGTGTTGTATAACGCATTGCCATTGACGGCAACAACAAAGCGCGATTGCTTTATATATCACGCAACCAGCATTGGACACGCCTGTGGCCAAGAGGTCAAGACCGACATTTCATGGCATGGTGAACGCGCCGCGCACTTTATCAGCAACAGTATGTCCCAAGGGGCGGTTCTGATTGATGGCGACGGTATTGTGCGTATGAAATGCAAAGACGCCGACGGCGAATAACCCCAGTTCCACATAATTATAACCAAAGGGAAAAATAAATGGCTTTTCAGAATAAAAATTTGTCAGTGATTGCGTATGCAAATGGTTTTACATTGTGGCACTATGCCGAAAATGTGACGATGGCAACAATCACGGCCAGTGGATATTTCAACGATGTTAAAACGTTGATGAATACTGGCGACATCGTTATTATCAATGCGTCTGATAATACGTCGTTGAAAAAGGTTGCTGTTGCGTCTGGCAATGTTACAACCGCTGCATTGGCGTAATCATATACAGATTTTATTGTATGTTGGGTCGGCATTATGTATGTCGACCCCGTTTTTATTTATAAAGCAGGGGGAATATCATCATGCTGACCAAAATAGATTTATGTTCAATGGCGTTACTGAAACTGGGGGAAAAGCCGATTCAGTCGTTGTTGGACGATACGCCCGCCGCGCAACTGGCGCGTACATTGTTTGAACCGATAACCGATGCGCTGATTGCGGTGCATCCGTGGCGATTTGCAACAAAAAAATTTGAATTGACCAAAACCGCAGATGGCGATTTTTTGATTCCACCGGAATGCCTGCGCGTGACGCATACTGGTGGCAACGCCATTGTTGGTAATCGTATCGCCGCCCAACCAGACCGCATAACGATTATCGGTCTGACCCGTGTTGTGCCCGATGCATATCCTGCATATTTTGCATCATTGGTTGCGACTAAATTAGCAATGGAATTTTGTGTGCCATTGACCGGTGACCAAACGATATTCAGAACACTGGCGGCGTTATATGATGCAGAATTACAATCTGCGAAATTTATAGACAGCACCACAACCAGCGTCGCGGGGATTGAAAACTTTTCACTGATAAATGCACGATTCTAGGATTACGGGGGAATATATGGGAAACTTTGTAAAAACAATCAATTCGTTTGCCAATGGCGATATTGCCCCAGAATTTTATACGCACGATAATTTGTCTGGCCTGGCCGCGTTAGTTAATATGGACGTTATTGCGGGTGGTGGACTGCGTCGTCGTGCGGGATTGGGGCGTGTCGCCGAATTGGGGGCGTCGGCGCGACTGATATCGTTTTCGGTCGGCCAAGATGACGAATACATTCTGGCGATAACGGCGGGACATATCTATGTGTATAACGGCGCAACGCGCGTGTGTGATATCATTGCACCGTGGACGGCATCGGATATTGCACAGATTCAATATGCCCAGCGTTTCGGGACAATGATTTTTGTGCACCCAGAATACCAGCCACGCATTTTGCGTAAAACGGCAACTGGCTTTGATTTGACGACATTTGAATTTGCGCGCAGTGATGATGATATGACGGTTCATATGCCGTTTATGCGATTTGATGACACGCGCGATATAAAAATCACCGTCACGGCAAACAGTGCCGGCAACAATTTCGCAACATTTACAACCAGTGCTGCATTCTGGAACACCGATTGTGTTGGTGGCACGTTTTTGTTGATGAACAAACAGTGGACTGTGCATCAGGTCACCAGTCCAACCGTTGCGGTTATGCGTACAAACGGTGCATTTACATTGCCCACCGCACCCATTACCGATTGGCGCGAGGCCGCATTCAGCACCCGTCGTGGCTGGGCGGTCAGTATTACATTCCACCAAGACAGATTGGTGTTCGGTGGTGCGCGTGATTATCCCGCGGGCGTTTGGATGTCTGGGGTGGGGCGACATAATGATTTTGATGTGGGTACGGGTCTGGACGATCAGGCGATTTTTATCACATTGCTGTCCCGCCAACGCCAGCAAATCTGTACCGTGGTCAGCAGTGATAACTTGCAAATATTGACCACTGTCGGCGAATGGGCGATTGCGAACAAGCCACTGACTCCATCGTCAGTTGATATCAAACAGCATACATCGGTGGGCAGTATTGCATCACGATACCTGCCACCGCAACAGATAGAGGGCGCGACGATATTCATTTCCGCCAATGGGCGTGATATTCGCGAATTATGCTTGGACGAATTGGGGGAAAATTACAGTGCAACAGACCTGTGCGCATATGCCAAACATTTAATGACGTCGCCCACAGATATTGCGTATAACCAATCCGCGCGGCAACTGTTCGTCGTTATGGCGGACGGCAGTATGGCGGTGTTGAACCATAATGCGGCATTGAATATATCTGCGTGGGGTGTGTACCAAACCCGCGGCAGTTTCATATCTGTTGCGGTACTGGGTGATGAAACATATGTGGTTGTTCGCCGCGGTGATAAATACTGGTTGGAAAAATTTTCACCAGATGCATTATCTGACGGTGATGCATTACCGTTTTCGGTATTGGCATCGGGCGTGCCGTTGCGCGCATCGGGGCACAATGCCGCACGCGCCCGCATTCGTCGCATAACAGCGCGCGTAATGGACACGCGTTCATTGTTTATAAACGATGTGCGCGCCGATATTCCAAATACGGCGCAAAGTGCGTCTGGATACACTGGTGATGTGCATGTGTCGCAATTGGGGTGGACACGTGATACCAGTGTCACGCCATGGACAATCACCAGTTATGACCAGTTGCCGATAACCATTCAGTCAGTAACAATTTATGGAAATTATACGATTTAACCACCAAATACAAAAAGGATAACCTTATGGGACAGTTAGTATCAGATGTTCAATCCGTTCTGGATTACAAGAAAAACAAACAAGAGGCCAAATCACAACGCCAAAAAATTCTGGCAGATATGGCGGCCGATGAACAGACCAAGGTCAATTTGGTAAAAAAAGCATTGGCGACCCAGCGTGCAAAATACGGTGCGTCGGGTATGTCAAACCGTGGCATGACCGAAGGGGCGGTTCTGCGCCGTCTGACGTCTGAAACGGCACAGCCATACGATGAAAAGCGTCGTAACGCGCTTGAAAAATTACGCAAAATCAAGACGACAAAACCAAACCTGTTGAAAACATTACTGGCCAGATTTGACGATTTGGTTGGATAACAGATGGGGGAATGTATGTATAAAATATCATATACTGGCGATGGCGTGACCACGGAATTTCCGTTCGCATTTTCATTTTTCCAAAATGCAGACGTTCATGTTGCAATTGATGAAGTATTGCAATCTGACGCATCGGGTATTTATTCGGTTGTGCCGAACGATGATTTTTCGGGTGGCACAATCGTATTTCAAACCGCGCCCGCGGCGCGCGCCACCATTGATATATTTCGTCGCATTGCGCTGGCCCGTGTGATTGATTACCAACCAACCCTGCCGATAGACGTTGCCGCACTGAATGCCGATTTCAATTTTTTATTAGAGGCATTTCGTGACCTGCGCACAGTTGATGTGGATTTGACCCAGTGGGCAAACACGTTTGATAATGTAAAATCTTTTTTGGACTATAACCTGCGTGTTATCCAAGATAAATTGTCGGGCGGTGGTGTAATGGGGCTGTACAATAATCTGGTGTCTGTATTGGACGGGGCGTTGCCAAAATTGATAAATGATTATGGGGCTATTACAGATGCTGCCCCAAACGAAAATCGCGATGACTACGGCGTTTTGTGATTTTATGGACGAATGGAACGCGGTACTGAATATGACGACCCCTGCGCATCATCGCCAGATAATGAATTTCTTGGTGGATGTTTTGATGCACGCGCCACATCGTGAATTGCTGATGGCATTTCGGCATTCAGGCAAATCAACGGTCGTGGGAATCTTTGCTGCATGCGTGCTGTGTATGCACCCCGAATATCGAATTTTGATTTTATCGGCGGAAAGTACACTGGCATCGCGCATGGTTGGACATATTCGTAATATATTGGAAAATCATCCACGTTGTGCAGATATGATTCCCACGGGGCGTCGTGCGTGGGCATGCGACAGAATAACAATCAATCGTCCCGTCGGCATTCGTGAACCATCGGTCATATGTGCAGGAATTGCAGGCAATATCACCGGCAGTCGTGCCGACCTGATAATTTGTGATGATGTAGAGGTTCCAAATACATGTAACACCGCCCAGAAACGCGAAAACCTGCGTGAACGCTTGCGGGAATTGGAATTTATTTTGTCGCCCACCGGCACAATGATTTACATTGGTACACCACACACAACCGACACAATATATCGTACCAGCGATGCGGACTAGATAGATGTTGGCGCGTCAGGTGCGTTGTCTGATGCAACGGGTTCGCGTACGCTGATGAATGCACGCAATTTGTGCAACAATTCATCGCCCGCATCGCCAAACATAGGCAGATATGTTTCGTATTCTGGCATATCGGCCTGTAATTGTGCGTGTGCACGTTCAGACAATGGCTGGTTCAAAATATCTGTTGCCACATGCCACAGATAGTACGCACGATATGTTTTGGTAATTACCGCCCATTTTTGCAACAGGTCAGGGTGCGATGCCAATGCCGCACGAATTGCAACAGTCCATTCGCCGCCAAAACGTTTGACAACGTTCAGGTTCTGGATGCGTTCCAAACCTGCGTCATCGGGTGTAAACGCGTTTATTCCAGATTCTAATTCTGACATTTCCGCTGCGGTCAATGAAATCGTCGCCACAGATCGGTCCATTGTGCCACCATACGGCATCAGTTCGCGCTCAATAGAATCCATAGGGGTTTTCCCGCTGCGCAGGTTTTCGATATGCTGAATCAACATCTTGCCTGTTGGCAATGCGCGCAATTCACGCATAACGTCATTGTCGGCCTCGGCAACGAATACTTGGTTCACCGCCGCCCAACCGCCAAATATGACATGCTCTTGACGGTACAGGTTCAGTAATTTCTGGGCAACTGTGCTGGCTTTGGTTTTCATATCTCTCTCCGTTTGAAATGATTATTCCATAACAATCATAATAACCTTGTGCATGGTGTGGCCAATAATCTTTTCTTCGGGTGAAACAATTTGACCATAAACCTTGCCCTTGGAATCTTGGCGGACACTGACAATCTGGGCTGTGGCAACGGTGTCAGGTTCCAGTTTGTCAAAATCAGTATCAATGCATACCGCCAAATCGCCAACCACAGGCGTGGTTGTGGCATCGGCAAACACATATGCATGTTCTGGGATAAAGCCGCCCAAGCGTTTGGAGTTTGGAATCACGGCATAGATACCACTGCGAC